CCTACTCTCGCGGACGTTGTCGGAATGTTGGCCGCTCTGTCTGAAAAAATGGACTCTATGATTGACCTTCAAAAAGCAGACATTGCTGGCGAACAGGGCGAAGAAGCGGGCGAAGCTCCTGCAGCTCCCGCCGAAGATATGGCCAAGCCTTACGGAATGAGCGCCAAGTCTGACGAAAAAACTTCTACTACTTTGGAAAAAGCCAAGGCCGACGCTGCTGGCGCAGTGGCGGTTCCCGCTGAATCGAGCCAACCGCTCGGCCGGGCAGAAATCCTCAATCAATTCAACGCGGAAAAGAATCCGGCCCGTCGGTCGGAACTGCTCCGTAAACTCGGGCTATAAGCCCAACTAGGAGAACACTACAATGGCCAACACAATCGGAACAACGAATGCCAATGTAATCGCGCAGAGGGCACTGGAAATCCTCGTGGCGGATTACAGCTTCCTCAGAAACTCCGTCACGGATTTCAGCAGCGAAGCCGCTAAATACAACGCCTCAATCTACACACACCGCATTTCTGCGACGACCGCCCAGGATTATTCCCAGGCTAACGGTTACGCAGCGACTGCGACAACCCAGACGGATGTTCAGATCCAACTAAATAAATTCAAACACGTTTCGTACTCTGTGGACGATCAAGAGCGCACCAGCTCCAACATCAACCTGATCGAGCGTTTTGCCGGTGCAGCCGCGCACGCCCTCGGGTTGCAAATGGTTGGGGATCTGTTGGCCCTTGTAACTTCCTCGACCTTCACCAGCGCATTGACGGTTGCTTCCAGCGCCTTTTCATACCGCTCGGTAGTGTCGGCCGGAATTACCCTCAACAACAACAACTCGCCGGTCAACGGCCGGTACGCAGTTCTTAACCCCAGCTTCTACGGCGCGCTCTTGAATGATACGACCGTCGTGGCCAATCCTCAGATCTCAGGCGACCTCGTTCGCACGGCTGGGATCGGCAACGTGGCTGGATTCAACATTAACCAGTACAGCGCAGTGCCCACCAACAGCATCACGCTCGGCGGATTCTTCGCCCAGCAGGAAGCCTTGTTGATCGCAGCCCGCGTTCCGGAAGTACCAACGGGAGTCCCCATTCCTGGAGACATCAGCGTGGTGACGGAACCCCGCACCGGGTTGTCCGTTATGGTTCGCGAGAACTACGACGTGGTCAAAGGCCAGCTCCAACGCACCTACGCCTTGATTTACGGCGTGAAAGCCGGAGAGCCAAACAGCCTCGTACGCATCAACGGTAGCTAATTCACTCGGGGAGGGCGGTGGGCTGAAAGGCTCACCGCCCTTTCCACTTTAAGAAATCCTCTCATGTCTGAATTTACGGAGTGCCTCAAAGAAAGTTTAGCCGCCCTTTACGACCAGACGGGCACGGCGGCGACTATCGGATCGACAAGCGTTACTGGCATCCTTTCGACAATCACCCGCAAAGAAAGCGTGGAGCTGGGCGGGTTTGATCTGGATCTAAACTCCACCTTTACCATCGACGTGAGCGCCATCGCATCGGCTCCCACGATTGGATCTATCTTGCTGGCCAACTCGGTCAGCTATCGGGTTGCGTCGATTGATACTTCTATCGGTAGTTACGTGCTCGGGTTGCGAGAGGTTTAAAATGGCAACTCGAAATCCTAAAATCTCCATCTACATGATCGCCGGGCACGAGGCCCAATTTATTGACCGCTGCCTTACCGCCTTTAAACCATTCTGCGACGAGCTAGTGGTCTGCATTGCCCAGGGAGGACGGCCTGACGATGGCACGCGGGAGATTGCAGAAAAGTCAGGCGCCAAGATTGTTGAATATAAAAACGCACCCGCAGGGGCAAGCTGGCCACACGTCGACAACTTTGCCGCCGCTCGCAACACCGCACTAGATGCCTGCACCGGCGACTATGCAGTTTGGGTGGATTGCGATGACTTGCCACATAAAGACCTCAAAAACGCTCTTAAAAGGGGCGTGGAAGCGTTTGAGCAGAATCCCAAGCTCGGCATCTATGCAGGCGTATATGCAGTTTTAAACGCCAAACTCGCCCCAGTACGTGAACGTATGGTGCGGCGTATAGACGGCGTATGGTCTGGAAAGTGGAACTATGCCGTGCATGAGGCGCTGTTGCCTAATGCTGGGCTGGAATCTGTGGGCGAGCAGGCGATATGGGTAGAGCATCACCCTGGCGGATATAAGCCAAACAGCGCCGATCGGAATCTCCGCATCCTTCAGGGCCAGTTAAGCGAGGCAGGCAAGTATGCCTACTACTATCAGCAGGAACTTTTTTTAGGAAATCGCAGGACGGAATCAGAGCCTTGGTCACACGTTGCGGCCGTCTGGCCGGGGCAAGAGGCAACGCTGGCTTACGAAGCCGCCTGCAATCAGGCCACGGCTACGCAAGATCGCACGGTCAGGATTGGCCTATACCAAAAGGCACATCAGATGAACCCCGGGCGCAGAGAGGCGATTTACTTTCTAGCCAGGGAAGAGGCCAGCGTGGGTGCGTGGTTGCAAGCTTATCACTTACTAAAATCGGCCATGGTACAGCCCGATCCGGGCGTAAAGATCTGGAACGCTCAACGCACCGTGTACGACTTTGAGTGCATCGATCTATACCTAGCAGCCTGCAAAGCCGTCGACGATACGGTCGAGGCAGAAAAAATTGAGAACATGTGGCGGGCGCAAAAGCCCGTAAAGATCACAGTTTGCCACGCCACGCGAGGACGCCCGCAGGAAGCGATTAACGCCCGCATCTTGTGGATGAAAAAGGCGGCAGATCCAGCGTCAGTTGAGTGGATCTACTCGGTCGACGATGACGACCCAAAAGCCGACATGCTGAAAAATTGGGGAATTGTAAAAGGCAAGGGCGGGTGCATTGCGGCCTGGAACAGGGCGGCCGAAGCAGCCCGCGGTGAAATTATCATTCAAGGCTCTGACGATTGGGATCCTCCGCTGCATTGGGATACAGTCATCACGCAACGGCTTGGCGATTTAAGCAAGCCATCAATCCTCGCCGTATCGGACGGTCACCGCAAAGACGATCTGCTTTGCCTAGCAATTTTAACAAAGGCTCGGCTGAAACAGCAGGGCACACTTTTTGCTCCAGAGTACGACGCATGCTCAGGAATTTTCAGCGATAACGAGTATAGCCTACGAGGGGCAAAGGACGGCGTAATCATCGACGCCAAGGACATCGTATTTACTCACAATAATCCGCTCTTCACGGGCGCAGCGCAGGATGCGGAATTTAAACGCCACAACGCCAAGGAAAACTACGAGCTGGGCGAAAAGATATTTAGGGAGCGCAACCCGTGATCTACGAATACAAGGGCAAGCTGTACCCAAATTATATTAAGAGTGGAAACGCCTGCGCTCACGTACTTCCATTCGCCCAACACTTTTGCCGTGGTAGCGGGCTGGATATTGGTGGCACTAAAGATTGGCACTTGCCCGGCGCTACTGTGGTAAACATTGATCAGCCAGACGGACACAACGCACTAAATTTACCAGACGGTAAGTATGACTTTATTTTTTCGTCTCATACTCTTGAGCACGTCGAAAGATATGTTGATGCGCTAGAGCATTGGAAAACACGTCTTAAATTTGGCGGAACATTGTTTATGTATTTGCCCCATCCAGACATGGAATACTGGCTCCCACAAAACAATCGTAAGCATACCCATATTTTCCATCCGTCAGATATGGTGAAAACGCTAAGCGATCTTGGGTTTAAAAAAACTCTATGCAGTGAGCGAGATCTGTACTGGTCGTTTGCCATCGTTGGATTTAACGATTGAAAACCATCGTCTATCATCAGCGCCTCGGGGATATAATTAACTGTTTCCCAGCGGCTCGTCATTTTGCCAACCAAGGGGAAGAGGTGTTTATTGAATGCCTGCCACAATACGCGGGCGCTCTTGATCTCATAAGCTACGCAAAGTGGGTGGCGCCAGGTGAAGGCGAAGGAGAGATTTTAGACTTTCAGATATGGCCCGAACGGTACAACGAATACCGAAACAGCGGGAAAAGCTATGTGAATTTTATGTATAGTCACCCGGCTCTTGACGGGGTGGATAAAAAAATAATCCTAGATCGCGTGCCAGACGAGCCACCGCCCGGCCTGCCCGATCAATATAACCTTTTTGCTCCGCTAGGGATTAGCCAGGGCTGGAATTACCCCACGCTAGATATTCTAGATAAGGCAGAAAAGCTTATGGGCGATTTTATAATCCTATGCGAAAGAAAATACTATTTTTATAAAAGACATTGGACGGCTCAATCGATTGTCGAAATGGCTCAAGCCATTAAACACGCAGACAAGTTTATGGCAATCAACTCAGCTCCCGCAATTCTGGCCTCAGCTTTGCGCCAAGATCGGCCAACTTACTTCCTGCCACAGAAAGAACAGTGGGCGCAGGACAACATTGCGCCGTGGCCTGGCCGCGTTGACGTGGAGCTGTAAACATGGCCGCCGTCACCATGCTTGATCGCTTAATTGAAGCTGCTTTTAAAGAGCTTCTATCCACAACAGTCACAGGGTCGACCTATCATTTGTCGCACGATAAGACCGAAAATGTGCCTCCCTCGATCGTCATTAAAGCCACGCTGGGAACAGAGGAGCCGGTGCGAGGATCGGGAGTGTTTGCAGTGCCAGTTGAAATTGTTGTTAATGATAGATACGACGACACAACTCTGGACGCTCACACTCAGAAATGCTCTAAGATTTTACAAGCCTTTTACGATTCGAGCACTTTAACCACTAGGTTAAACGCCACTACGGCTATCGGATCTGCCCGTTGCTATAACGTCAAGGTAGATTCTGTTGAGCCAGAGGCCGACGATGAAGAGCGCACAATGCGTCGCACCTTCAAGCTGGCAGTCATTGCATATCCAAATTCTATCGCGAGTTGACACAAAATTTAAGGCAATATGGCAGCCACAACAATCGGAACTTCTGGCCTACAATTCGGCATCTCTGCGGAATCGGGTGGCCTTGTACAATCTTTCACCGAAACCCGCAACGTAGAGCGTGCAGAAATTAGGAACCAAAGCGGCGAGGTAGTCGGTTGCGCTGTCTATAACCCTACTGATACCTTCGCTTTCTCCACCACAATCACGGGCGCTTATGCCACAACGGCAGGCGCAGTTCTCGCAACCTTGGCAAACGCTACCAGCACGGGCGGCAAGATCGTAGTCGATAGCGTCACGGTTAATCGTACCAGCGAAGGATTCGTCACGGTGGACGTATCGGCGACTCGATTTCCTAACATGAGCTAACCCGCTCCGGCGGGTTTATGAGATCCTAAAATGGTTGATAGCTTCTGGGGAACGACAAATATAAAAGTAGCTGCGGCCGTCGCAGCCTTTGGCGCAAAGCTTAGAGAATCTGATCCCGTAACCTGCATCGTCGAGGAAGGTGGCCACAGAAAATTTACGTTTTGGTTTAATACAAGTGGCGATCAGGACGCGAAAGCCGAAATGGAGCGCACCTGGGCGGACATGAAATCAGAGCCAGAGGCCGCGATTAGATACGTGCGCGCGGCTCTTCAGAACAGAGAGACACTTTTGGGCCTGATGAAGCGTGCAGAGCCTATTCTATCGATTAAGCGTGGCAGTCAAACTCTACTCATCTCAGAAAGGGCAAGCCCGGAACTAAAGCGGGCAATGATTAAAAAGCTATGAGTGAAGAAGCATTATTGCAGGAGCTGGACAACTCGCTTATCTCGCCCGATCGATTCTTTAAAGATCAGAGGCTTGCGCCTTATACCGAAGGCAGCCGCTTGCTTATGCTTCAGGTGAGGGATGATAGCGATTCTGCCATCTACTTTGTCTGGTCATTTATTTACCTGCACATTCTCCTAGCGGAAGATCGCAAAAAGACCATTCGCTTGGCTTGGGACAAGGATGCGTTTAGGGAAAAGCTGATGGATTGGATTGCTGAAATGACGGAGGACGATCGCAACACTGCCTCAGTCATGTGTTCGGCAATCTTGGCAGAGGCAAACAAGGCGCGGGTAAACGTTATCCCTTCAGCCATAGCCGCACCGCCGGGAAACGCCTAGCGCCAGGAGGAACCGCCGCGTGCGTGTTTGTCCTGGCAAAACATACAGGCTGGACGATGGATCACATCCTATGGGAAGTGCCACTAACGGCCGTCAATCAGGCCGATCACGTTTTTATGTTTATCGACGGAATCAAGCTAAGGCGTGCGGCGCATATTGAAGGAAAAGAGATCCGTGACATGGAAAGGCTATTAGGATTATGAGCGCCAGTTTAACAGTCGACGCCAGCAAACTACAAAAAGCCATGAAAGCTTTTATTGGGAATACCAAGGCAGAGGCTGCCAAGGAGATGCGGATACAGGCTCGCATGCTTTGCGTTAGCCTGGCTAATTCGACGCAACCTTTTGGCCTTGGGAATGACGTAAAGAAAGTCGGTGAAAAGGCAGTCACTAGGGATATTGATCGCGTTTACAAATCGGCTGGAACTGCATCAAAAGAAATAGCCAAACTTTCACTACCCAAGGGCAAGACTAAGACACAAAACGCAGAGCAGATGGCAAAGGCATTGGCAGGGCTTGTGCTAGGCAAAAAAGCTGGAAGCAAGCGCAAGCGAGCTGAATCTGCTCAGCAAATTGTAAACAGAATACGACAGCAACCCTACGTGGGCACGCAAGTCGGGGCATTTGACGGTGGAAAAAGTCACGAATCAGCCCGGTATGGCAAATCAAAGAGAGTGCCTAAAAATCAATTTGTTCGGCAAATTGTTACAAAGGATAACCCTCTTGCTCGATACTTTAAAGATAAGCGGGGAAACGTAGGTATCGCAAAGTCAGGCTGGGCTGTGTGTGCTGGCTTGTTAGGCGGATTCCGCGGTATCCCCAAATGGGTATATAGGCACACTGGCGGGGGCCGCGTAAACGATAAGAGCCAAACTGGGCTAGGCACTTTCTCTAAGCCTTACGTTCAAATGACTAATACTATCCCGTGGATTAACAACGTGATCAGTTCTGGAACCATCCAGAAGTCCATTGACATACAGGTGTTAAAAATGATCAAGCGACTAAGCATTATCGCTAATTATGAGAGCAAAAAGGCGGGGCTATAATGGACGCTACAGCCACAGCCAAGCTCGCATTAGACGCATCGGGCTTTGATCGCGGGTTACAGCAGGCAAATGCCAGCCTAGAAAAATTTGCAAAACAGGCTGGCTCAATGCTGGCTGGCGGGTTTGCCTTTGATAAAATAATCGCTGGATTTAGTTCAGCTATTGATAAGGGCGATCAGTTGCAAGATCTGGCGAATCGCTTTGGCATATCAGCCTCAGCCTTGCAAGAGGTTGGGAACGCTGCATCGCTATCTGGCGCGGGGATTGAGGATGTTGCCAGTGCGATGAATAAACTGGCAGTCAACGCTGGCAAAGCGATTGGCGGAGACGATGCCATGATACAGGCGTTTAAAGATATAGGTCTTAGCGTTGAAGAGTTAAAAGGCATGTCGCCTCAAGACATATTCTTTAAACTTAGCGAAGCAGTTGCAAACGCCAACGATCCTCTTGAGGCATTTGCACAAGCGCAAGCAGTGGCCGGTAAGAGCGTTGGGGCTTTAATGGAAACGCTACGAATGGGCCCAGCAGCGATTCAACAAATGGGGGACGAAATGGGAATCTGGTCGGATGAAACAATCGCACAGCTTGGAGCCGCCTCTGACGAAATTAAAAAGTTTCAAAATACTATGATTATTGCATTTGGTTCGGCCGCCCAATTCGTGAACCCATTTATTGCGACAATAAAGAGCATGGCCGAGCAGGTAACAATGACTGTAGCGGCTATGGGTGAAGCTATTACTGGCAATTTTGCGGCTTCAAAACAAATAATGAAAGAGGTAAATAAGGAACAATTTGCTTCATTTAAAGTGAAAAACGCAAAGGCTGGTTCTAAGCCGATGGATCTTGAGGGCGGTACTGGAGGAGGGAAGGCGGCAAAAGCCAAGGCGGCTAAGGAAGTTGAGCAACTCGAAAAAGACGCGATCAAAGAGCGTACTGACTTAGCTTTGCATATACTGAAAAACGAGGAAACCGAGAGCAAGCTGGCCAACGATTCCTACGAACGCAAAAGAGACATAGAGCGCGAGAGAATGTTGGAGGCCGCCAACATTGAGGTAAAGGCAGCGCAGGAAAAAATGAAGCTACAGCAAGAGCAGGCGGCACGAGAAAAGGGTATGGCGGCTGGCCCTGGCGGAACGAGCAGGCAATTTGAGCAGGCTCGCGCCGGAGCTGCCAGTGATGTCCTTAATTTTGCAGGTGGGTTAGGCGATTCGTCTCTTTCCGCAATGATACAGCAGGAGCGCTCTAAGGCAGCCAAGGAACAGCAAAAAGTAAATCAAAAGGAATTTGACGCCAAGGTAATGGATCAAACAAGTGCAACGACAAAGAACGGCGATCCGAGAGACATGCAAAGCAGGCGTCGTGAATTTATCCAAAAAGAAGCTCAAAAAGAATCCAAGGGAACCAAGACGCTGGCGGATATTTATCAGGTGTTAAACGATGCGCTGCTTAAAATAATCGCATCCCCGATTGTAAGCGTATGAGTGCTGTAATATTAGGCTCACCAGCTTCAGGGCAAAAGGTATTGCGAAGAAATGAGTTTTCCACTCAGCGCAATGGGCTTGAATTTATTAACGAAATCTACATCATTCGCACTTTAGATAGAGCCACAATTCAGCCAGCAACCGGAACATTGCATAAAAACTATACTACGTCATCTACAAAGTACGCCAGAATGGCCGTAGAGAATGTAGCCTTTAAAGAGATGGACGGGGATCTGACAGAAATGAATGTTTCTTACGTTGGCCTAACCAGCTCAAGTGGTTTGCCCCCTGCGTTAGTGCGCATCATCCCGCAAATGGATAAAGGTGTGTTCGGACCGCCTTGCGTAATTAACGTTGAATATATTAGCTCCTCAACCGTTGCGTCAATTATATCTGAGTTGCCTCCAGGCATTGACCAACAACCCGTGCGAAAGCAAATGCCAAAATCAATTAATGGGACAGCACTTCCTCCAAATCCACGCGATCCTTTCAGCACTGGAAACCAGCTAACGCAAACTAACGCTTACTTTTTAGGCGGGGGTTCATTCTTTTCTTATCAAGGCTATGTTTTAAATTCCATACAGGCCGAAGAAAGAGGCATATTTGTCGTTGTCGTTGCCGAATATGCTGAATCTTCAACAACTACGATTGTAAGATAATATGGCCACGGCACGCTTAAAAAAGATCACGGCTGGCAAACTTAATTTAGAGTTTTTCAACAAGATTATTGATAGGATTGAGGGCATTAAGCCTTTAGCCGGCAACTTAATTAAAATTGCGGAAGAAACCGACGGCATTAGAATCTCTTTAGATAATGTCGAGATTAAAGAACTGAACGTATGTAAGGATGGCGCACCAGACACGATTAAGGTATTCGTTCAAAAAGCCTAAATTGACACAGCAAAAGCATTATGGCGCAGTCACTTGATCTTTATATTGATGTTTCTAAAGGGGAATTGCTGACGGGCGGGTCGGCCATCAACGGTGCGCTACCTACATTAACTCGTAACGACTCGTACAACCTCCGCGTACGCTTACGTGAACGGGATTCTGGCGGCTTTTTAAGGGACTTAAACACAAGCGGAGTGGCAATCAAACTAGGCATCGGTGGCATTGAGGATAGGCCAACTGACGGCCAGTTTAAGCTTACCCTGGGCGCAGTTACATCTACCGCCATCTCATTCAACGCCACCACCACGCAAGTCTACAACGCAATCAGCGCAATCGCTGGCACTGGCGTAAACGTCGCAACGTTTGGATCGATTACGCAGGGCGTATATTTGATCACGTCTGCCACGGCCAACACGGCTCTATCATTTGGCGGCGATGCTTTCACGCTATTCCCAACTAGCTCAGTTCTAATCAATACCCGCAGGAATCCGGCCACAGGAATCCCAGCCCAGCAGGTAATTAAACTGGTACGCAACCCGGCCGTCTATGCCGATACTTTCACCGCATCGTCTACCGCTGGGATCGTTTCGCTTACAAAGCTTCAGGATGGATCTGCGTCTCAGAACGAAATCTACAACCTAACCGCAGGGGCAGATGCTGAAGGCGGTTCGGTAGTATTAAACTTTGGCACAAACAGCACCACAGCAATTGCACTTGGCGCCACGGCCGCCAGCTTTAGGGAGGCTTTGAGCGCCGTTACTGGCATAGGCGCAGGCAACATCAGCGTCGATTCAGGGAACGGCAATTACACGATTTCATTCGTTCGGGATCTTGGCCTGCAAAATATAACCACAGCGCTAACCTTGGATTCTAGTGGCGTGATCTTTGGCACATTCTTACAAAGCGCGGTTACCCTAAACACGGCTGGCATTGAAGAGCTTTTCGCTTCTGCTGGTACGGATGAAATTACCCCAAAGATTGAAGTAGAATTAACACAATCGGGTACGCCCAAAACTATTTTACAAACCGATGTAACAATACGAAGGGATCTCATTACCACAGGCAGCGCAGTGCCAGCAGCTCAAGCGTCCTACCTTACGGCGGCCGAGAGCTACGCCGCATTTGTTAGTAGTCAAAATAATGTTGGCTTTTATGGAACTACCGCAATATCTAAGCCCGCAAATACAAATGTTGTAAGTGCACTTGTAAATCTAGGGTTAATAGCCAACACAGTCACAGTTGGCGTTGCTGGGGGTTCAGCAAATGCAGTAACCGATTGGACTGGAAACGTCTCTGCAACTACAAGATTTTTAGCTGACTCGTCTGCGATAACTTCAGTTGATTGGGGCAACCGAGTCCTCAAAACCTCAACTGGGGCAACTGCCGTAAATTGGGAATTGGGAACTTTCGGCTCTGGATCAACCGTTGTAACCATAGCCGCAAATAATGTGGCAATATCTGGTAGTTATTATATTGCAATGGGTACTGGAAATGGTGCTTTCAGAACCCTCTCAACCTTGGCATCTGTTACCTTTGGGGCAGTAGCGGCAAACGATCAACATTATCGTGATGTTGTGGTGACTGGTGCGGCAGTAAACGACATTGTTTTGATTGGCCTTCCATCAGCAGTTTCGGCTGGGGCAGTCATTCAAGGCGTGGCCTATAAGACCAACACGGTGTGCCTATCCTGCACAAACGCAGACACCGTCTCGCTTGCTATTAATACCGCCACTTATCGGATTACCTTATTGAATTATCAATGAGCGAATTTTCTAATGTTTCATTGTCTCAAATTAGTATTAACGCACAACCCATTCCAATTCGTGACGCAAATCTTCAGCTACACTTAATTGCGACTACTGGCCTTTTTGATAGTGTAGCTGGTGGCAGTCCGGTTACAACCAATGGAGCTAATGTTAAAAGGTGGGAAGATCAAAGTGGTAAAGGAAATCACGCAACACAGACTTCAACTCTTCTCGCTCCAATATTACTACAATCTGCACAAAATTCTTTGCCAGCAATTCGATTTTCTAGTGATGCTATGCAGTTAAATACTTTTGTTTTTGGGCAAAATGGAAGTCTTTTTGTGGTTTTTAGAAATAATGATGCAACCTTCGGTTCTTTGCTATTCACCGATCTCTCTGTGCCACCAAGCAATTACATCGGTATAATTACAGACTCATCTTACAATGTAAGCGGGCGAAATAAATTTATTCTTTCGCAAAATGATAATGGAAACGGAAACTCTGGAAAATTGGCATTTTCTGGTGGTTTGGCTGGAAGCAATTTTATAGTTGCTAGTTGTTTTTGTGGTGCATCTGTTACCAATGGAGGCGTTGCTCGCCTAAACGGAGTTTCTGGTGTAAATATTGGAACAATTAATAATGGGCCTTCATTTGGACAAATTGGAGGGCAAGATAGTCCCTATGAATTAAAGGCAGATATTGGTGAAATGTTGGTTTATAATCGTGTTTTAAGTGAATCAGAACAAGTAGCGACAGAACAATATCTCAATCAGAAGTGGGCTATCTATTAGCAGTTTAATGCCCTAAAGAAATCCTTATGGCTCAAATTTTAACTGCACAGCCATTTCCATTTACACATTACGATGCCGAGGCTGGGAGCTTTGTCCCTTGCGGGATTACATCTGGCCGCTACGTTCAGGGAACTGCAAGCGAGATGATGCGGCTCTATTGGAAGGTAAAAAGATTTAGCGTTTCTGGTTCATATACTAACTATCAGTTTAACGATCCAGAACATCCGCAATCGGCCAGCTATTCAGGCACGGTTGATTCTAATGCAATCACGGAATTAAATCTAGTGTGTGGGGTTGGAACAACTTCTAATATCACTCTGTCTGGGTCGATAGCTGACGCAAATTTAGATTTAGCATTTGGTGGTTCTGACTTTTATTTTAATTCATCTCCGACTCAGCCGATAGTTAAACTCTATGGTAACATTGATTTCGTAAGTAACGGAGACGACACTTCTGGAATTAACACCATTGTTGGTGGTTCTTTGTCGGAGTTTACCATAGACGGATTCCAAGTTTATGAAGGAGGAAGCCCGGTGAATTACAATGCACAAAGTTTTTTCGGCCCTCCCCTGATTACTGACTTTTCTGCTTCAATTGTAGCTTCAGACTTTTGGCCCTACAAACCCTAGCCCTTTGACACACGCCATCCAGAAGTATGGCCGCTGGCGTATATAATTTAACCGTAGAACAGGGCGTGGATCTTGCCCTTGAAGTCGCCGTTAAAGATGGCACGGGTGCGACATATTCGCTAGCTGGCGCTACCGCAGCCGCTCAGATCCGCGATACCTACAACGGCAACCTGCTTGCCACGTTTGCGACCGTTACTGCTACAGGCACGACCGGCAGCCTTACTCTGGCGTTGAACGCAGCTACGGCCTCAGCTCTACCCATCAGCGGAGGAAAGTGGGATCTCCTTCTGACCACATCGGCCGCCACTAAAATCCGACTGCTGCAAGGATCGGTATCCATTGCGGGTGAGGTCACCGAATAATGCCTATTACCGCCACAGTCTGCGGGCCTGCGAGTATCACAGTGGCCGTAGGAACGCCCATCGTGACGGGTGGGGCAGCAGCAGGTGGCGTGACCACCGGCACGGCCGTGGCGCTGGCAATCGCCCTAGGATGACAAGGAATAACACAATATGAAGCAAGTCTGGCCAAATTACTCTTATTCACCCACTACTAACGTCCTTACGCTTACCGGGCTAAACATCGATCGCGACCAGCTCCTGCTTGTAACCGCCGCCGATCGCGGGCGGATCATGTACAACTTTGCGGATAGCTCCGTCACAGCTTCTGCATTCACCTCTGGCGCTAATACTGCTCTTACCCTGGTGGCGACAACGGCTGGCCTGACTACGACGGCCGCGCTCGTTATCTACTTTGACGATCAAGCGACCAGCAGCACCGTCACTGGTACCGTTGAGCTGGGGCCGACATCGCTTAACGCACTAGAAAGCATCACGGTTACCATGGGGCAGGTGACCGTTACCGGCGGCCTGACTGACGTCCAACTCCGAGCTAGTGCAGTCACAGTAGGGGGTACAGTTACAGTCGGAAACGCAGGGTGGAAACTTCTTTACTCAAGAAGCTGGAACAACTCGCAAGCATCTTTCGATGTGGACACTACTGGATACTCCGAACTGGCATTTCAACAAGGTTCAAGCGGTGGAGTAAGCTCATATTTAACTGTGATTTCATTTACTGACGGAGAAGATTATAATTGGGGAATTGGGGGCAGTAATCAGCTTGGCTTTGGCAATGGTACATTCATCACAAAAAATCAACGCATTGGATTTATGCGAGTTGAGATGAATAATTGGGATAGTTACGAATATCAAAGTACGGAAATTTATGGAAGAACATCTGTAAGCGAAATTAATGTCAGTAACTCAGTCACAATTGGCTCACTCCCTGCAATTAGTGGCACAGTCACCGTTGGTTCGGCTCTCCCTGCTGGCACAAACCGAATCGGAGTTGTGACGATTGGAGCAGGCACAGTCACCATCGGGGCGGGAACGGCACAGATTGGAAGCGTCACGGCCTCTATCTCTGGTACGGTTCCAGTCAGCGGTACATTTTTCCAAGCCACGCAACCAGTCTCACTAACTACGCTACCAGCGTTAGTCGCAGGCACGGCACAGATTGGCTCTGTCACCGCATCAATTTCTGGGACAGTACCAGTTAGCGGAACATTCTTTCAGGCCACTCAGCCCGCATCTTTAGCGTCCTTGCCAGCCCTTGCGGCTGGCACTGCACAGATTGGCTCAGTCACCGCATCTATTAGCGGGACTGTTCCTATCAGCATATCGTCTGTTACAGTAGGGAACAGCGTCACCATCGGCTCGCTTCCAGCTCTTGCGGCTGGCACAGCTCAGATTGGTTCAGTTACAGCATCAATTTCTGCAAATCCATCGGGAGCATTAACGACTCGCTTCGGTTCTGTAACAACTGCAAATACGGCACAGATTACCACCGCAGTCACCAACACCTCCCGCAAATATCTTTTTGCTCAAAATATTTCAATCGGAAGCGTGACCATGGGCATCGGTTTTTCTCCA